GGTCTGTGACGTTCCGTTGCCCGTGTAGGTGCCGGTCAGGCTGATGCCGCGCGCAACCGAGGCTGCGGCCAAATTTGATAGCGTGGCGATGGTATCGGGCTCTACTACACCCGTCAGGGCCGGATTGACAGAGACGGTCATGTCGGTCAACCTCCCAGTGTCACGGTGACGGCAGCGCCGGTGCCGCTGATGGCGGTCAAGTTGGCGCGCACCTGCGCCCACGGGGCGTCAAGGGCGAAACCATCTCCGGAAACCGTGGTGCTTAGGGTGAGCGTGATGGTCGCCAGCGTCAGCCATGCGCCCGTGTCCTCGTTGCGCGCCTCGATTGCAACGGTCGCGGCGCCCGCACCGCTCGATGTGGTTCCGTGCGCCTCGATGGCCGCTTTCGCCCCACTTCTCGAAACCGCCCCGCCGGCCCCTGTCGCGGTCGCCGCATCCAGCAATTTGATCGCCATGTCGAACTCCTACGTGTAGCCTGCGAACATCCGCGTGACATCCGTCAGCGCCGATGGTTGATCGGTGCGGGCATTGGCGAGCTTCGCCGCCGTGTCCGCCATCTGCTGCGCCTGCTGCGCTTGCTGCTTGGCTTGCTCCGCTTCCGCCTGTTGCCGGCGAATGAGTGCTACCTGATCCCCTGGAACGATCATGTCCGGGTCGATCCCGAGCATGTCCGAGTAAACGTCCGCCCACCGGTCGGCGTCCAGCTTGTCCAGCACTTCCGGCTTGATCGTGGCGACCTGGCCGAGCGACAGGACAAACCTGTCGATGCTGTTGGTGGCGACGGCACGCTGGGCTTGGGCGAGCATGGAGACGAATTCGACGTTCAGTTCCACGTCCTGCAGTTCCTTAGGGGGAATGGGAACGATGCCGGCCTCGACCATCCTGGCGAACGTGATTTCGATCAGCGGAGAAAGGATCTCGCCGTGCAGCCGCTCGAGGACCGGACCGAGCATCAGAAGCTTTTCCTCGTGCCTCTCCGCGACTTCGGTCGCCGTCATGCGGCCAACCGGCTGCGAGGCGATCATCATGAACAAGTCGGAGTAAAAAGCCCCGGCGATGCGTTGCCGAACGTCCTGAATATCGGCCAGCAGATGCGACAGGTCCAGGCGCACGTCGAACAGGTTTTTCACGGCCCCCTGCGGACCGGTCATGTCCACAAACGTGACTCCACCTGGCAGGCCGTTGATTTCCCCGTTCTTCAGCGAAGCCGGCGCCTGCAACGGGGGCTTGGTCATGTAGTCGATGCCCTGCGACTTCCGCAGTTGCTCGTGTTGCAGTTGGCGGATGTCGCCGAGGGCTTCCATGGCCGGGCTGTTGCCGTAGATGTCTCCGCCGCTGGCAGCCCACCGCGGGCACAGGGCCGGGAAGTCATGGAACCCGGACTCTCGAAGGAATCCATCGCCGTCGCCGCCGACCTCCCAATAAACCGACTTGAATCGCATGTTCCGCGCATCGCGCTTTTGCGCGTCCCTGGCACGCCTGGGCTCGATGGCGTGGACGATCGGCACCCATGCGTCCCACTTCCCCTGGTCGGCCAGGGATTGCACGGTTTTGCTCAGGTTCTCCTTGCCGAATTCCTCATGCAGTTGGCCGACCGTTTTCTCGAATTCCCGGTACAGCGTGTTGACGTGGCCTTCGGCATTGGTCGAAATGGCGAATTCCCCGGTCGTGACCGGATACTGGTGCAGCACGTTCTTGTAGTTCGGAAGGACCACGGTAGCCGACGTGCCGAAAGCGCCCAACTCCTCGTAGGAAGCGTGCAGGGCGCGATAGGTGTTGGACTTGGCGAAGATCATCAGCATCAGCCGCCGCACATCGGCGAGCCACCGCTTGACCCCGGCCGATTCGTCCAGCTCGGCGTCGAACGTCGTCAGGTTGAAGAACGGCCTAGCCGGCGACGACATGCCCGCCATAAGCCCGGCGCAGAGGATGCGAAGGTCGCCCGTCGCCGTCCGGTCGTAGATCGCCCCGGTGCGCCGCTCACCGCGGTTCCGGTCCTGCACAAAGTAGCGCCCCGAGTATGGGAGCAGGTTGTCGGTGATGTCCTGATAGACCGACATCCAGGATTCGCGCTCCGACTTCAGCGCGCCCCAGCGGGACGACAGTTTCTCGCGTTCGGTGCGCGTGTCCGCCACGTCAGGCCCCGAGCGCCGAGTTCTTGCCGAGGGTCATCGACCCGGCATCCACGCCCTGCGGACCGGACAGCATGGTCCCCGAGGCGCCCCCGCGGCCGGCGAGCATGGCGGCATTCAGGATCGCCTGCGTGTTCGGGCGCTTCTGGTTGGCCTTGTTCATTTCCTCTTCGGCCTGCTTGCGCGCCGCCTCTGCCGCCCGGGCCTGCTGCTGCGCCGCGGCCGTGGCCTGCTGGTTGGCCTGGTCCTGCGCCCTGGCCTGCTTCCGCGCGGAACTGGCTTGCATCACGCCATTCAGCACGGCGCCCGCTATGGCAACGGTTACGGGGTCCATTCCCATGTCACAAGTCCTTTCCGACGCACACGTCGATGGGGGCATAGCCATGCGTCTGCAGCATCGTCGCCAACGGCGTCCCGGCCCTGGCGTGCCAGATGATCTTCCTCGCTCCGCGCCGCTTCGCCTCGGCCTCGGCTGCCAGGATCAGCCGACCGGACGTGATCCCGTTGCGGTAGGTTGGCGCGACGAACAGGGCATCATTTGCGGCCACGACCACCGCCGGATTGTGCGGATGAGGTACGACCGTGATCACGGCGTACCCGACCACTTCATCCCCGACGAAGGCCCCAACCGCGAAGACATAGCCGGCATCCCACAACCGGCCGTAGGCTTCGACATCAGGGGCAAAGGGGAAATCAAATCCGGTCTCCGCCCAATTCGCTTGGGTCAGAGGCCGGATCTTGTCGATCCATTCCGCAGGATTGACCACCTGAACGCGGGCCATGGTGGGGCACGATACCGCCCCACGTTTGGCCTAACCGCCCACGCTACCGCGGGCGGGCCAGGGGATCGTAGTCGGCTAGTTGCTGCCCCTGCGCCTGGCCCGGAATGCGCGGCCGGCGCCGGCCCACAGGGAACGCGAACGACAAGATCAGGGCATCCGCCCGGTTGCCAGAGGGGATTCCCCTCCCCTTCAAGTCGCGCTTTGACTCGATCTGAAGCTTTCCATCCAGCCGGGGGACGATCTCCGGCGCGGTCAGTTCATCTCGGAGCCCAGGGTCTTCCGGGATGGCGCCGCCGGACTTCAGCCAGTCGCGCGCCTGCTTGTACATCTCGGCCCGCTTGTTCAGACACCCGACATCTCCCGATGCCCCGGAGAACCAGACAAGCGACCAAGACCTTCCCATCCCCTGCCCTGCCGACACAATGCCCGTGCCGAACCCGGCATCCACGAACACGGCATCCGCCTGATGCTCGTCCTCGAAGTCCGCGAGAATCTTCGCCACCACCAGATCGTTGTCGTTCTTGCCCATGGTGCGGAGCAGTTGGAAAGACAACCCCTGCCGAAGCCCGAACGCCAGCTCGTCGTCCCCTTCCCATGCTGGGTCGAGGGTCAGAATCTTCGGCGCGAATTCGTATTGCGCCCTGTTAAGACTCCGGCCGTAGGCTGCCGCCACATCGGCCTCGGAAATGAACTGCTTCGCCGACATCGACGGGAACATGCCGCGCACCCGCACCTTGACGAAATCTGACTCCGGGCCGTGGTCCTCGACCCACTTCTCGATCTGTGCCTTGTTCGTCCCTTCCACGTCCCGGCTGTCGATCTGCCGCGTGATCCATCGATGCCTGAACCGCCGGAAGCACTCGCGGAATCGTCCCGTGTTGCGGGTCGGGTTGCCACACGCAAGCCAAATGATTTCCGTGTCGGCGTCAGTCATGGCGCCCTCGGCCACTTCCCAAACCTTGTCCGCGATGGCCGACGCTTCATCGAAGATCAGGATGATCCTGCGCCCCTGGTTGTGCAGGCCGGCAAACGCTTCCGTGTTGGTCTCCGACCACGGAACGAAGTCCATCCGCCAGTCCTTCGCCGTGCCCCTGTCTCTGGCCGCGATGCTGGTCGCTTGCACGTCCCACCAGTCGGCAGTGATGGACATCCGCGCCCACTTCCCGACCTCCGGGCTTGTCTTGGTGCGGAGCTGGGTGTCGGTGTTTGCGGTACAGACGACCTTGCAATATTCGGACGTTGAAAGTCCCCAATTGGCCAGCATGCCTATCAAGGCGCTTTTCCCGATGCCATGCCCGGACGAGACCGCAATCTGCAGGGGCTCGAATCGCGTCGCCGGATTCGACAGGTGGTCCCGGATTTCTCCGAGGATGTCGTCCTGCCACGCGCGAGGCCCTTGGTGGGCGGCCAGTTCTCCTACACCCCAATCGTAGGCCGCTGCGACCCACCGCACAGGATCGGTCGCGCACTCGGCCGCCAGGTCGATGATCTGGTCGGTGATGTCACTTTCCGTCAAGGCGTTCCTTTGCCCGGGCCAGGCGTTCGGCGAGCGGGTTGGTGACGGTCATATCCACCTGTGTCCGCTCCCCGTATCGCTTTGGATCCCACCGCTTCAGTAATTCAAGGCGCGTCCATACCTGCAACTTCCGATGCTGGATGGCATCCGCCTTCTTGACCGTCACCTTTTCGCCGTCGTCGGTCGTTTCCTCTCCGAGGATGGGCGTGTCCGCGATCCGCAGGGCTTCTTCAGCAATGGCGTCGTACCCGGCATCCCTGGCTTGCGCGACTCGTTGAGCAAAATCCGGATACTTCTTCATCCACAGATAAACCGTCGTCCGCTCCGGCATGCCGTCGCCACGACAAATCTCGGACAGGACAACCCCTTCTGCCAGTCTGGCGCAGATGCGGTCCACGACATCAGGCTTGTAGATTTCCACCGTTCCTACCGGGCGCCCCCTTTGTCTAACCGCAGGCTTTGCTTTACCCTTTCGCTCCGCCATTTCCTCTCGCCTTTCTCCATCTCGTGTATGTCTGCGCCCTGTAGACATACGCACAAACGTCCCTAACCATTCTCCGCGAAACGCCAGTCCGGGCAGCTATTTCGCGCGTGGTCAGCTTGTGGTCTTCCCGCATCTCACGGATCTGGTCGATCAACTCGTCTGGGTACTTCGCCCGCGGGTGATACTGACCGATAGCCACCCCGCGGTCGTTCGTCCCCACCAGGCGGATGATCCTCGGCGGATTCACTTCCCTCCCCCGATCATCGCCCGCGTTTCCGCCAGCAGTTCCAGTTCCGTAACGCCATAGGCCCGTTCAAATGCCTTCCGGCCCATCCCATGCAGCCCCGTGGCCCCCCGGTGATGCTCCGGGCACAGCGGGATGGTTTCGGTGTCGCTCTGCTCTGCGTCCTGCTCCGGTGCCCGTGCGGATGTGATGCACCTCAGCGGGGGTTCCATGGTAACCGAGGCGCCGACAGAGCAGGCACCCGAGGGAGGCCACGCGGGATAGGTTCATGCGTATTTCCCTTCCCGCTCCCCAAACAGCACGCCCATTTGCGCCCCGAATACCTCAATCTGCTGCAGGTAGCGGGCCATCCCTTTGCGCGTCAGTTGCGTTGTGGAGCCCGTCAATACACGATCCCCTGTCGGAAGAATGGTCCATTTCCGGTATCCATC